TGGTTGTTCAGGCATTGGTAGGCGTCACGTACAGTTGAGCGCCCATGATCGCTATTTTTACCGGATCAGTGCCAGAAATTTCATACACACGGTCACGCAACTTTAACGTCATGCCCAATCGGCGAGCAAAGGCACGTTTAAAATACTCGCCAACTTTGCCCATCGACATCCAGCGCTCGTTAGACCATGTGTGCCCGCCGTCATCAGACCAGCGCAGCATAATTTGAGGGTCATCGCCTTGGCCGGTGTTAAGGCCCACACCCGTTCGCAATCAATCTGCAAGGTGTGTTGCGCTGACCGTTTTAGATTGTTTGTGCCGGTAGGCAGCGCCCGCCACGACCGCAGCCACTTTTGGATGTCGCCGTTGTCAGCGTACACGTCCAAGTTAAAGGCGTAGATGTTGCCGTTTTCAAAATCGCCAACAATAACCTTTTCGTCATAGACGACTTGGCAATTGGAACGGTGACGCACAAAATCGCCGTTAGACCAGCCTGCACGCTCGTGCCAGGCTTGCGTAGCCACATCGTAGACCCAAGTGGTCTGAGCACTTGGGAAGATTAAGACATAGAAGGCGTGGCCGTCTTGCTGGTATGTGTAGCCGATGGCATCCGACAAATCGGTGTACTGCTGAATTTGCCACTCAACGGCGTGCGTAGAAACACGTACGCCCGTGTAACCGTTAGCCCGATAGACAATACCCCGCCCACGGGCGTCAGAACCTAGCCAAAACAAGCCGTTATCGAGTTTTGCAACCGAGTAGGGGGCAGCGCAGCCAATCTCGTTAAAAGCGCCCTGAATGCGCTGTAGCGGGAAGTCAGGTAGGCCAGCGTCATACCAAACCTCAATTGAGTTGGAGCCAAACAGCCATGCCTCGCGGTGGTCAACAATCAGCGACACCAAACCGTCAGGATCGCCCTCTGCGCTGGCGAAATCCAACGGGTCAACAGACAGGCCGTCCAGCAATTGAGTCACCCACACCCGCGAACTGTTGGGTTCATTAAACACAAAATAGCCGTCAAGATAGCTGACTTTGACTGCGCCTGGAAAATCAGGGTCGGTAATCTGTGCAAACACCTCCGTGGTGGAGTTGTAGATGTACCCGTCTGGGTTGCACGCAATAAAAATCTGGGTGCCGTTGTCCGACATGGACACAGGGCCAGTGCCGGTGACCGTGCCCAAAGGCTTAATTTTCCAGCGGGTGGTGTTGCCGATCACATTGAGCCGGTACACCGTGTCGCCAGAAACGGCATACAGGTAGTCTTTTAGCGCCCACAGCCCACGGACGGGGCCAGTGCCAGCGGCCACTAAGCGCTGAAGGCCAGGGCAGCGGGACAGAAAAGCCGCCGTCTTGCCTCCCTCGGGCACTATCTCGGGGTACATGTTCACCATGCGGTTATCAGCAGCGTTTACGCTGCGAGCCACATAGCTAGAGCCAAGAATTGGCGAGTCCATCAGTAATTTCCGGCGTAGATGTTAAACCGCTGACGAGTCGCCACGATGGCGTATGGCATCGACATCACATCATCTGGATTGTTGATGCGTTTCAAATTGCGCTTGCTTGTCATGGCAATGCGCTGCACTTGGGGGCTTGGCTCAATGCCAAACTCTGGCGCAAGTTCCATTGCCAAGTTGTAGGTGAACGCACGCAAGTAGCCAGGTGGGAACAACAGGTCGGTCACCAGCGTAGCAGGCTCATCCAGCTTTTGAACCGATATAAAGTGCCATTCCAGATCGCGTGTAGGGCGCGGGTAGATAGACATCGTGACATCGGGGAAACCCATGTTCACAAAGATCACTTGCGGGTAGGTGCTGGTCACCGTCTTGACAGCGATGCCGTTGTACTGCTGCTGGTTGATGAACTTGATGCCAAACGACACGTTTGTGCCAGGATCACGGTAGTAAGTTGACTCGTCCAGCAGCACAGGGCGCAGGCCAATAAAATTGCCGGTAGGGCCAAGCGTGCGGATGTACTCGCCAGCGGGCCATGTAAAGGTTTGGTCTTGGGTGCAGAAAACAGATAGGCGCTCAGTGTTCCATGAGTCGATCATCTGGTTCATTGCCATCAAGGCATCTTGTGACAACGCGGCTGAAGCCGTTTCACCTTCGGCTAGCACGCCGAGCAGCCGAAGCGCCCGATTGATTTGATCGCCAGCAGTGTAAACGGCCATCTCAGACTCCTTCGGCTACAGCCTTACGTGTGTACTTGCGCTTGACTTCTAGCGCGTTAACTGCTTCTTCAGGTTCTGAAGGCATGTCAGGATTGTAGCGTGTCCAGCCGTGTGTTTCATCAAACACGGCTTCAAGTTCCATCGTGGCAACTTTGGCCCCGTGGACAGGGTGCTGAAGATAAATGTTCATAAGAAAACGGGGGCAGAAGCCCCCGCTTTTTAGTTAGATGCAATCAAACCGACAGTTTCAAGACGTGATTCAACTTGAGCAAGGCGGGCTTGCAAGTTGGCGATCACAGACAAAACAGTGTTACCTTCGTCTTTGGTCGCAAAACCAAAGGGGGTAGTCTGAGTTAGGTCTTGAATTGCGTAATCAGCAGTGCTTGGTGCAGTGCTGGTAATTGAAGTCAACTGAGTAGTCAAGGCAGCGCCTTGAACTACAGGGGTTGTACCGTAGAAACCCGCGGTGCCGCCCGTTTTGCCCATGATTGCGCCGTCCAGTTGCGCGTCTTCAAACGCAACGCCTACAGCTTTTGTATTTGGCATGATTTTTCCCTTTAAGAAGATGGGGCCGAAGCCCCATCAGATTTAGGCAATGCGGTATGCAGTCCAAGTACCATCGCCGGTTTTACGGGCGCGGAACTGAGCAGAAGTAGCTTCTGACACGACAGCGTTACCAACAATTGTCCAGCCAGTGCCGACAGCCAGAGTCACGTCATCGGTGGTTGCATCAGCGTTAATGATGATGAAGTCAAAAGAAGCGTTGACTTTTGATGCAGCCGAGATGTCGGCTTCTACCAATGCCACGGTGGGCAAAGTCAGACTACCGGCAGTGCCGTTGAACACAAACAAGCCATTAGCCAGTTCAGCAGCCGTCATTGTTGCGGCAGCAGCCACAGCAGTAGGAGCGCCTTGAACCGACAGAACAGCTTCACCGATATTGCCGTCACCAAGCTGGTAGCCACCAGCGCCATTAGGAAGAGCCATGATAAATTTCCTTAAAAAGATTTAGAAAACGCCCCCGAAGGGGCATTAGGTTTAGCCCCAGATGCGGCAGGCCATTTGTGGACGGATGGTACTGAAACCATACAGAACGTCAATACGGCAAGGCATACGGTCGTTGTTGATGTCGTACTGACGAACAACGCGCAGGCTGATACCGTTGTGAACGGCACGAGCAGCCATGTCAACGCCTTGTGGCAGCAACAGGTCAGCAGTGGCGAACGTGATGGCATCCTTGTGGTAGACCAAGTTCTGAGCGTACTGAGTAGAAGCTGCGCCCACGAAGGTCACAGTTGCGCCAGTTGCAGGCAGCACATCTACAGTAGCCAGAGCGTGATTGGCCGAGTACATCGGAGCAACAGTCACAGTCCAAGTGCCGGACGAAGCAGTGGCGTCAGCCAGAGCAACGAACTGGAACAGCGAACCAGTGGACTCGCGGGTCTGTGGGTTGACGGCGTTGCAAGCGCTGACCGTGAACACGTCACCAGCCTTGATGGTGGTAGACACAGAGCCTTGTTCCAACAGAATGGAAGAAGCACCTTCGGCAGTGACGCCTGGGGTCTTCACCAGTGTGGACGCGCTTGCGCTACGTGAGCCAGTGGTGTGCTGCTTGATCGACTGAGACATGTTGATATCGTCAAAACCCAGCACGCCAGTGCCCATCATGCCGTTCTTGAACTGCTTGGAGATAGTGTCGGTCGGATTGAACAGACCTTTCATACCTTCAACCAGACCAGCGTTGGCCGCTGGGTTCACGGTAGCGTAGCGTGGGTTCATCACAGCAGCGTTCTCGTTCAGCTTCTGTTGGGCTTGGAGCAGCACCAGCGAAGTCGAAGGAGTGGTGCCAGGCGTGCCAACGGTGTTACCGATGGTTTTGTACGCATTGGCAACGTCAGCATCAATGCTGGAGGCCAACTGGCTGATACGCGGCTTAAGAACACGCTCTGCGAAGTCATCCAATTGCATAGTCAATTCAGCAGATGTGAAGTTGACACCGATGTGCTTTTGGTTGGCAACAGTCAGAGTGGTGAACTGCTCGTTGTCGTCCTGAACTTGCAGGGCGGCACCGTCAGTAACCAGAGCGCGGTCAGGCAGACGGATACGCAGTGTGGAGCCAATCTTAGCGCCTTCAACAGCAAAGCTGTCATCGTACTGACGATTGACGTTACGGGTAAGAACCAAGTTGTTTTCGAGAATCTCAAGCGCTTTGCGCGTGATCATGTCGATGGTAAGAATCGAGTTTGACATTTGTAAATTTCCTAAAAAAAGTTAGCGGATACGTTGTGCTTCGAGCTTTCTCATCTGGCGTGCCCTATCAGCTTCAATCCACTGCGAGGCCGTCATGGTCTTAATTGACCGTGGGTCTGTAGTGTCAAGTGCTGGCGAGCCGGAGGCTCGAGCAGTAACAGGTGAAATCGGCGCTGGCGCTGACGTTGTTCGTTTGACCGGAGGTTCTGCGGCCAATTTGGCCTCAATCTTTCCAATCTCTTTCGCCTGACCGAGTGGCGTCATGCGTGAGATGCGTTCCGCGTCTTTAGGGTTTGAGCCGAGATAGTAAGCTAACTCAGGCCCAATCTCTGAAGATTGGATCGTTTCGGCCATCACGTTCGTGATCGGAAGTTTTGGGTTATAGGCGACTTGTTCAAAGTCGTCATATTTATTCCGCGCTTCTTCCTCAAGATCGTGGTAGCTTTCAAGAACTTGCGACTGCTGCTTGGCTGCTTCACGCTTGGCGATCAGTTCTTCGGCTTTCTGAAGTGCCAATGCTTCCGCATAGGCTTCAGTAGACTCAAACTGGTCAGCGCTGGCTGCTGGTGCTGCCCTCAACGTCTGTTGTTCAGACTGACGCTGTGCTTGTTCTCGTTCCCACTTACGTTGCTCTCTTGCGAGGCGTTTGCCAATTGCTGCGTCAAGTTCCTCTTGCGAGAATGTCTTGGTCGCTACTTCTGGCGTTTCCGGCGTTTGAACTTCAGTCGCAGGTGCAGCCGTTGCTTCCTGTTCTGGCACGGGTAGTGACTCCGCTGGTACTTCTTCTAACATTTATGAATCCTTGGATTAGTGCCAGCAAGAACAATGTACAAACCTTTGTTAAAAAACAAACCAGCGGGGATGTTTAGATAGCTTGTGCCCGCTGATACGCTGAATGTGTCGGAAATCTTGGGGTCGCCGGTGTTTTTAGCACCAGAGTCATAGATCGTCAAAGTACCGCTTGAAGATGCTGACACAAAGATGCCGAACAGCTTGCCAGCACCAACTTTAACTTGGGTTGTTGCAGCAGCTTGTGTGTAATTAGCCATGATGTTTCCTTATGCCAAGAATTTCAATTTGTACAAAGTCCGCAGATAAATCTCAATGATATTATCTATCAACTGTTGTAGTGATGAGTCTGATTTGTCGCAGACATTGTACCGAGCGCCCTCAATCTCAGCCAACGAGTCCTCTAAGAACTCAATGATGTTGCTGGTCTTTTTTGCTGAGTGCAGGGTGATCGGGCCAATCA